CTTATTTCAAACCTACTTTTACAGCCATATATCCCAAGAGACTCGTAAATCTCTTTGTTGCTGATTTCCAATTCGTCTTTGTCATTCATTATTCTTCATCCTCTTCTGTATACGCAGGCTTTCCGTTGTTATCTTCCAGGGTGTGCGGAGTAAAGTCTGTTCTTTCCATAAGCTTACGCTCGTGCTTTTGTGCCTGCATTACCTGCATAAAACTCAAGCCTGAATGCCTTCTGGCCTCCAGATCATAAGTTGTTAATCCGTTGTCAAGCAAAATCTGGCTTGCATTTGCTTCCTTCAGTCTGTCCACGCTAGGACGATTCAAGCCGGTCCAGGCGCACTGCATCCATGCACTCAGAACCCGCCATTCACCCGGCTGGCCGTAAGCTCGCATAAAGCCAGGTAAATCAAGCTGCCCTGTTAAAACCATCTGAGTCACCCAGCTGTTAAACATCGGCTGAGTTACTTCGTTTGCAAATTTCTTAACAAAGCGGCTAAGGTAGACTTCAAACTCATTGTTTGCCTGTCTGGAAGCACTGTAGTTATTTCCGAACTCCAGCATCAAAACTTCCGGCGGAATCCCCTTGCTCCAGGCTAAAACAGCAATAATCGACTTTTCAAAAGTCGCATAGTTCACATTCGGTCTGTTTGTTTGGAAGCTCTGAATCTTGCCCCCGGCCGGTGTTTTGTAAACTGTTCCTGGGTTCATAATATCAATCTGATTTGTAGGCGGATTGATAACCGGCGGATAGTTAGCAGGCAAAACGCCGTCAGCTGGCGGCGTTGCTCCGGCTCCGGCAGCCGGTTTTATTGCTCTTGCATAATCAGCTGGACCTACAGGCTTGATTTCATTTGGTGACTCTTCCAGGAAAAGCGGAATCATCGCATTCACAAGACTGGCGCGAACTTCAGCATCGCGTGTTCTATCCAAATCCTTCAGCATATAGATGGAATCAGAAAGCAGCGGTTCGCCGCGCACATCGTCAATAAAATGCTCTGAACCGTACACCATCCAACTGATAAGCCGTCCGCTTCGCTCGCCTCGTACTGGAATGCGCTCGTATTCATAAGCGCCGTCCACAACACTCTGAACGTAGAAAGCAACCTTCTTGCCCCACCTGTCAAACTCAACGCCGTGCTTTATATAATGTCCGCTTTGCAGATTTGTGGTCTCAGGAGTCTTTATATGATCTCCATTTACCCATTGCCATCGCGGAAGGTTTGTGTCTTTGTCAATTCTGGAAATAATAATTCCGTCCCCGGAAATAAGACTTTCCATTCTCACAAGTTCCTGGAACGTTCCAAAAGTTTCTTTTTTGCTCCAGTCAAAAACCGCAGGTGTATTTGAATACAAATCAAACTGTACGGCAATTTCTTCGCCGTATTTTACAGCCTGCTGCTCTCTCTCCACTTCGTCCATAGACGGAAAAAGCACCGACCCTACAGGAGTAGGTGTTGCAATAATTCCGGTGTGAATCTCATTCCATACAAGACGGCGAATCACACCCTTTGCATAGAGGTTAGTTCTAAAAAGCTTCATAGAACGCTTTCGAAGCTTCCAATAGTCCACAAACGTCCATTCGCTTACAGGTCCCAGAGAACCCCAGAATTTTGAACCGTCCCAGGTGTCCTTGCCAAAGTAATCTCCCAGGGCTTTTACAGCTATTTCTTTGAGAAAGTTTCCGTAGTTGTCTACCGTTTTTCCATACTCGTCAATCGTACTATATTTGCCCATCGCTAAAATCCTGGAACTACCTGAGTCCACTTGCTGCCCCCATTAAGAGCACGTTCGATTCTGTTTATTTCATCTATGAGCTTGTCCCGCCTTGCGTACAACGACGCTAAATCGGTTCGCTTTACTGTCTGTCTATCCTGCCCGGTGTCAATTGTGTATTCCACAATGCCATCAGCTCCGCTTGAAGATGTAAAAGCGACAATTGCCCGGTTAATGCCATCAAGCAAAATCTTGTCATTTTGCAGAGTCTGAGTCCAAAAATCTATCCCTGTAATTCCCCCGACTTTGTTCGGGTCATCAAGCAGCATTCCCATAATTAAATCTTATATAAACATCCCAAAAGATTTTCGCGGCTCCTGAAAGCAAGCTTAGCGCCGTCTTTCTTAAAGCCGTCCTGTTCAAAAACAATAAAATATTTCGTGTTATAAATCGCAACCAAAATTGCAACGTGCCCATAAGGATTCTTTTCTGTAGGTCCCCAAATAAGCACATCGCCCCGCGAATAATCAGCCAGGGCAGAATCAGGAGTTTTTTTCAAACTGTCACATTTATAAAAAATATCTTTTGCGCCGCCATTTATGCCTAATGGCGGAAATTGAGGCACTTCTAAAACGTCATCAAAATATAATCTGGCAAGGTCTACACACTGAGGCGTACCTTCCTTGTCGTAATCAATTTTTTTTCCGAGATTATTTTTAATAAACTGAGTTAAAGTCATAAAAACCCCTTCTACAAAAATAAAGCCGAAGTCCACACGTCCCCTTCCACCAAAGACCGCCCAGACTCCGGCACCACCCACTTATTTCTTTGCAACAGTAGTATTTCCAGAGAACAGACCTACTATTGTAATAACTGCGCCTTCTACAACAGAGATTGAAGCATTGATTGCCCCCATGTTTTCAGGGCCGCAATATGTAACAATCGCAATTGCTGCACCAGCAGCAGCTGTAGTAATACCACCAATCAAAGCTGCAAGTTTCTTACTCATTTTCATACCTCGCTTATTTATTTTTCTGATTCTGCATCAGAATCAAAGACGGAATCAAAGGTTCATACCAGAACCGTATTTCTTCAAGCGTCATTTTTTGCGGCATAACAGGCAGATGATAATTCTGATAGATTTCGCGAATCATCACCGGAACACCTGCCCAGGCAGAAACTTCTTTTTCCCTGCCCTTCAGCGCAATCGTGACGCTTAGCCTGCTATAAAAAAACTGGTAATAATTGAAATTACCTTATAGTCATTGTGTGCCACGTTTGCAAACCAGCGGATGTCCTGCCCTGTCATTGCAGAAGCTACAGCCAGGGTTTTGTGAATTCCTTCGTGTTCTTTGAATTTATCCATTGCCATAAAAGCTCCGCCATCCGGAGTTTTAAAAACAATTTTTTCTCCGGCATATCCAGCCGGACTTTTATCACTGATTGTATATTCAAAACAGCCGTTTTCGTTTACAACCAAAGCACCGCTCTGAATCTTGCTTACAAGCTTCGGAATAGAAGCGTCAAGCAATTTTTCCCCATTCTGTCCCTTCACGTAGATGTCAATTTCGTTTTCGTCTGCCCAGCGGTTAATTTCATCCATGGCCAGTTCTTCACTCATTACATTCTTTTTTTCCATTTGTTTGCTCCCATAAAACAAAGCGGGCTTTCACCCGCATTGTTTTTATAAATATTTCCAGTCACCAGCAAGACTGATAGACATTGTATTTGCCTTACCGTCCAGCGTCTTTTCATCAGTAATCTGCATACTGCCGCTCACAAGGGTTCCATCCACTTTTGTTCCAGAAATAGGTACAAAATCCAGATTGTCAGCAGTTTCCTGAATAAACTGCTGGTCCCCTCTTGAATCATCAGTCACTATGTTTATATCAGTGATTGTTCCAGGAACGCGGGTTTTCTTCTGGCGGTAAGTGCCGTCAGCATTTGCAACCACTTCGTTTTCAAATCCTGGAAGCTTGAATTTCGGCTCGTCTTCTGCGTCGCAGGTAAAACGTCTGCCGTTTATTACAATACTTTCTAATGCTCCACCAGCTTTAGACATTTTTTACCCCCTTAGCCTACGTACTGACCGAACGGAACATTTCCGTCTACAATTTCAATATTTCCGCTCATCTTAACCGGGAATGTATAGTTCACGCGGTCAGGATTTGCACTGTCAATTTTTACAACCATATTTTTGATTGTAAAATCCGGATCACTGATAAGTGCAGCTTCACCAAGGCTTGTTGCCAGGTTTGCAAACCAGGTCTTAAAGTCTTTAGTTGTCTTTGCATCAGGATTGCTTGTAGCCTGTCCTTCAGGAAGAAGTGGAGAAGCTTTCACGTCTGGCGCTTCGGTAATTATGCGCAGGTTATAAACTACGTTCATAAGCTTTACAGCATTTACAACGTGTCTTCTGATTGGGAAACGTCCGCCGCCTTCAGGATGATAGAATGTTATCGTATCATTGATTGCAGCATTGCTTCCGGCAGTAATGTTTGTACTGCTGCCCTTTGCCACGCTCTGATTTCTTACAGATGGCTTTTCCTGAACATCATCACTTCCGCGCTTCAAGCCGGTAAGATTTCCTGTATAACCCTTTGCAGGGTTAGAGTCTGCAATTGTAAGGATTTCCAGAAGCTCCCTTGCGGCAACAACAAAAGGAAGCTCTGGAGAGCCTACACTTACACAGAAGAAATTAACATAGTCATCTTTTCGTGCATCCGAAATTGCAGTTCGTGTAGAGTAGTTATCTACACAGCCATGAGCAACTAAACATGGCTTCTTTTCAAGCCATGTCCAGCGACCATCGCAGAAATTAAAGAACTTATCAAGCAAAGCTGATTCAGTTCCATCACTATTTTTATAATCCTGGCAGTTAAGAATGAAAGTTGCCCAAAGGTCAGCCCCAATCTTTTCAAGTGCAGCGTCTACATCGCAAACACCAGCACCGCCGGAAAGATTTGTCAAAGTTACAGTTAAGCCCGGAATATCGCCTTTAAAACTCAAAGAAATGCGGTTTCCGATTGCTCCGCTCCATCTTGCTGTCAGGCTTACATAAGCCGGATCATCGTCGTGAGCTTCTACCAGGGCAGCAGTCACAGGACGTTCAAGCACATTGTTTACAGCAGTAACAATTGCGCTGTGAACTTCAGCAGCAGTTTCGCCCTTTGTAATTGCAAGCTGCACATCAATGCCGCCAATGCTCAAAACACATTCAACAGCGGCAGTTGCGCTTGTACCGGCTACCAGGATAGAACCGGCCGCAGCTGCGAATCCGGAATCTCCGATTTTTACCGGGCAGATATATACTGGGAATGTCGCCATTTTTCCGCTCTGTGGGAAAAGCTGACGCGCAGCCAGGTAAAGCGGGCTACCATAACCGTATCGCTCGCCAATCTCTGCTGCGCTTCCTTCACATTCGTATTTGTCAAGAGAGTAAGAAACGCCGTCGTTGCCCTGCCCTACTATTACAAGTTGCTGTGGCAACATCTGAGCGTTTCCAACGTTGAAATTTTTTGGTTCAACTGAGACGCCAATAATTCGGCTTACCCAGCTAGCAGGAACACCACTCATTCTTCACTTTCCTTCCGCTCTTCAGCGGCTTTTATAAGAACACGGCCGTTTTCGTCCGTGATTATTCCGTAAACTTCCCAGTCGGTAATTCCGCTGGCAATCTCAACATCTTCCACGTAGTCCACAGAAAGAGTAATGCGGACAATCCGCATTCTTAAAACACTTTGTGTATCACCCGGATTGTAAGCTTGAAAGTTCCAGGAAACTTTTCCCACAATCCCACGAAGTCCTAAATAAGTGTTGCTTTCTGCGCGTAAAATCCGGCGTATAAGTCGCGCCGTCTTCCACGCTCGCAAAGCTGCTTTGTTTCCCATGTCCGTCGTCGCAGTATTTCCACTTGCATAAACGTCCAGAAAAAACTTAGCAGTTAAGCTTTGTTTTCCTACCGAAGCAGTTCCATTCCCATCATCTGATGAATCAGTCGTAATATTTACAAGTGGAAAAGGATTTGCATTCGGTGTGTTAGTATCAACCAGCTGGAAAGGGTCAGAGTGCTCCAGGTACACAGAAACTTTGTAGTCCTGTGCGTCAGGCTTTTCTGCCTCAGTTGCCAGCTGGTATTGATTTTGCAAATCAACAGCAAGCAAGGCTGCAATCTGGTCTCTGATAATTTCAATGTTATCTGGATTATCAAGCAAGGAAGGACATACAGGGTTAAGCTCTGTGCTCGTACTCATAAGCTGCCTCCGAAGCTGCTTCCAGATTAGAAGTCATAAAAAGCTTATTCAGCCCTAGTGTCCGGTCTGGCATACAGTAAGCAACATACATTTGCTGTCTTTCACCACCCAGGTCCGTCCATTCAAGCCGCCAGCTTTCCCGCGGGTAAAGTACCTGCATATTAGAATCTTTTACACGGTCAGCAACGTAAGTTGCCCAGCATGTACGCCCAGCGGTCTGATTGCCTTCACCATCGACCATATAACCAATATCAGAAAGCAGCATAAGCACTTCCCATTTATTATTCTGAGCGTCAAAAAGGTCGCAGATTGTAGTTCCAGCCTGCGCCCCTTCAACTGTGACCGCGGAATCCCTATGTGCAAGCTCCCGCAGGTTCATTATTTATTGCCGCCTTTTTTATCGTTGTTAGAAGTCTTGTCTGCTTTGTCATCTTCAGGCTTTTTGTCGCCTGCGTCATCCTTTGCAGCATCTTCAGCTTTCTTTTCGTCTTCAGCTGTGACTTCCACGATTTTCTTTGCTTTGGCCAAAGTTTCCTGCTGTTTTTTATCAAGAAGATCTTCAGGAAGAACATCGCCAGGCTTGTAAATTACACCCTTTGCAGTAAGTGCAACGTCTTTTGCAACCTTATATTTTTTCTCAGCCATTTTTCAGCTCCTTATGATTTAGTTGTCAAACAACCAATTCTGTCGATTGAAACAGGAATAGCAAGGGCACGCATCTTACTTTCAGCTGTGTATGTGTCCTGCTGTTCATCTTCAAATACGCGGTTATGAACGCGGATAAATCCGTCGTATGTAACAACCGGAGGAACAACGTCTGTAAATGGTTCTTTCATTCCCAAAGTAGGAACGCCGCCAAATACAAGGCGCAGGTCAAGGTCTTCAAGACTTGCGGCAAGAATAACCTTGTTATCAGACATATAACCGTACTTTGTGTCACCAGCAAGAGTTTTGTATTTTCCTGCATAAACATAAAGTTCAAGTCTGTGGCTACCAAAGTCAGCAAACCCCATATAGCGGCCGCCCTTATCCTTGAGTCTAGGCTCAAGAACACCAAGGCCAAGACCATCGTGCTTAACCATGTCTTTGAAAGTAGAATCTTTCAAAATGTTATCCCATGATTTCTGGTCAAAAATTGCGTAGCGAACATCACATTCGCCATCATCGGCAATAACATTAGCAAGGGCAGTAATATCTGCAACAGGAGTTGCACTTGCTCCACCCCAGTCGTTAATTACTGTAGGAAGATGGCTTGTGCTCTGGTGATAGTCCAGATCGTAAGTAATGCCGTTCTTGTCATCCTT